TGTTGGGTAAACTGGGGCGGTCTTCGGATCGCCCTTTCTTTTTGTTCAGACCTGTTGTATTGTGCCGACATCCCTGACAGCCGCACAATGTGGCTGACACTTGCCACGACAGGAGATCATCATGGCTAATACAACATTCACAGGCCCAGTACGGTCTGAAAATGGCTTTCAAGACATTACGAAAAATACAACAACAGGCGCTGTCACAAGCACAATGACGCTTCAAACATATGAAGCAACCATAACTGTTGCAAATGGCGCAACCACAGGCAAAGAAGCGGCCATTGGTATCCCAGTTAACTTTATTCCTATGGGCGTAACCATTGCAGTAACTACTGCGGCTGCAAATGCAGTTAATCTTCAAGACATTGGTACTGATGCAGATACAGACGGTTATGTAGACGGCATTAGTGTTGCAGTTAACAGCGTAGGATTTAAAGGCTTCTTTGGATGCAACGGTGTGTTGGGCATGTCAGGCTTTACGACAGGCGCAAGTGGCCTTGTAGGCGATGAAGTTGAACTTGTTGTGTCAGGTGATCCCGGTGGTGATACAGTAATTGTTCTAAAATTCTTTGGAATATCTAGCTCTTCGGATGCATCTTAATTGGTGGGGCTTCGGCCCCATCAACAATTTATAGGAGGGTCATAGATGGCTAACATTACAAGCATAAAAACGATTACTGAAAACACCAGTGAAGTAGTCATGGCATTCCAATTGCAATATGTTGATACTGGCGATGAAGATGCCGTGAAAAAAGTTGATGTCTCAACTCTGGCAAAAAACGCAAACGGTGCGTCCTGCAATTCGGTAAGTCTTCTGGAGTGCTGGTGGATAATCCAAGGCATGACAGTCATGGTAGAAGCAGACGCAGGCACAGATGTCATAATGATGCATATGGCTGCTGATGATATTGGATACCAAGACTTCAGCAAGTTTGGTGGATTGCCGTCAACTGTAGAATATGGAAGCACAACTGGTGATGTCCTGTTCACAACAACTGGCCTTGGGGCCGCTGGCGATACATATAATATCGTCATGCGGATGAAAAAACATTACGCATAGGATTGCTTCATGGCACTATCAGGCACAGTAGCGTTTCGCCCAGATGTTGAAGAAATCATCGCAGAGGCATTTGAGCGGTGTGGTATCGATCCGCAAACCCAAACAGGTTACAAAGCTGTATCTGCACGGCGCAGCCTAAACCTGTTGTTTAGTGAGTGGGCCAACAGAGGCATCAATTACTGGGCAGTAGAGCAAAGAACCCTGACGCTGGTAAAAGACCAGACAACGCCGTACACGCTTCCTGCTGGCACCATCGACATTATGGACGCCGTCATTAGAGATAGCGCAGGCACGGACACGTCTGACCAAATTATCAATCGTGTGTCCATTGCGGATTATAACCAACTGCCAAACAAAACATCTTCGGGAAAGCCATCACAGTATATGCTGGATAAGCAATATACGCCGCTGATTTACATCTGGCAAATACCAGACGTGACCACATACAGCTTAAATTATTGGTCAGTAAACCAGCTAGATGACATCACGGCCAGCAATCAAGACGCTGACGTGCCATATCGCTGGAGCGACTGCATCTGCGCGGGTCTTGCAAGCAAGCTGGCGTTGAAAAACGCCCCCGATAGGTTTCAAGTCTTAAACGAAATCTACGAAAGGGCATTCACGTTTGCGGCAGCGTCAGATAACGATGGCGTAAGTTTGAGGGTTCAGCCAACTGCGCTGAATTTATATTAATGGCAAAATACGCACGGGGCAAAAAATCTCAAGCGATAAGCGATAGAAGTGGCCTGCGGGTTCCCTATACGCAATTAAAAACGACTTGGGACGGCCTGCGCGTAGCGCCAGAAGATTGGGAGCCAAAAAACCCACAATTAACGCCTGCAAAAAATGTTGTTGATGCCACGGCCCTGTTTAATCCACGGCCAGACAATGACCCCGAAAATGTCGAAGTATTCATAGGTTATAATTACGATATATTTGTTGATCGCAGATTAACAACTAATGTTGGGATTGCTGGAACAGCGTTTACGGGTCAAATATCTAACTTTGAAGTGATCAACACAGCCCAGACTGGCGTTGGCGGCACAGCAGCGGTTGGCAGCACGTCATTGTTTATCACGACAGACGTATCCGCAACAGGTCTTTCTGGTTCTGGTGAAGTTGCAATCGATGTAGCAGCGGTGCAAACTTTGGCAGTGACGGTTCAAAATGTTGGTGGGGCAAACAAATACTTTATTGCTGGCGTTCAGCAAGACACGCTGGAATTAATGGAAAGCAGAACGTATTATTTTGATCAATCAGCCAACAGCAATTCTGGGCATCCACTTAGGTTCTCATCCACTCCAAACGGAACGCATGCTGGGGGAAGTGAATACACCACAGGAGTGACAACGTCAGGGACACCGGGGAATGCTGGAGCTTACACCCAGATAGTTGTCGCAAATTCTGCACCGACACTTTACTACTATTGCACTCAACACTCTGCTATGGGTGGAACAGCGAACACACCTATATTTGCATCAGTGGCAGTTGAACTAAGCGGTAATGTGACTGGTGTTGGTGGCTCTGGTGATGTTGGCACAGGTGTTATTGAAGGGTTGCCGACAGCCACAGGCTCTGGTGGTACAGCATCTGTTGGCAATGTTGTTTCTGTAGAGGCATTCGGTTGGGGAATAGGTGCTTGGGGCCAAGGCAGCTGGGGTGATCTTGATGGAAGTCCACACACCGCTGGTCTTGGTGGCGTTGGTGGCGTAGGAATTGAAGGCATTTCTGCGGATGCAATAATTACTGAGACTGGCGTTAGTGGGTCGGGTGCTGTTGGCAACGAAGCTATAAATGCAGATGGAATATTTAATGTCAGCGGCACAGGTGGTACAGCAGCCGTTGGGTCTGAGGCAGTTGCGCTTGACTCTAATGTTACAGTTAGTGGTCTTGGCGGCACAGGTAGTGTGGGGGATGAGGTTCCATTTATAGATACAGCTTGGGGTGATGGGACTTGGGGTTCTGGGGTTTGGAATGCAAACATTCAGCCACCTATATCTGGTTCTAATGGCACAGGTGGTGTTGGCTCTATTGGCGCAGTTACTATCACAACTTGGGGTCAAGGCGGCTATGGTGAAGGAACATGGAATTGAGGATGAATAGATGAGCTACACAACACTCAAGGCCAATATCCAAGCGTTTTTGGAAGATGACTCGACAGAGTTTGTTGCGTCTATTGACACGATCATAGCGCAGGCTGAAGAAATGGTTTTTCAGCGACTGCCAAATATGCCATGTTTTCGCCAAACGTCTGCTGCGGCTAATCTTGTGCAAGGCACAGCGTCATATACAATACCAACAGCGCGGATGATCCGACAGGTATCAATTACCGACACAAATGTTGTGACGTATCTCGACCACAGGGTGGATTCTTACATCCGCGACTATTGGCCCAATGCGGCGACACAAGGTACTCCACGCATGTACAGCACAAATAGCGCAGGAACGGCTGGCACGGTCATTACACTGGCTCCAACGCCCTCTGCGGCCTTGGCCTACAGCGTGGACTTTATCGCGCCTGAGACGGGGCTGAGTAACGGTAATCCCAACACTTGGATCGACACTAACGCTTCTACAGTTTTATTGGCTGCGGCTCTGTACGAGGCTTCTGCGTTTTTAAAAGCGCCAGAGACTTTATCTTTGTATAAAACCCAGTTTGACGAAGCAGTCCAACTTACAGTACAAGAGATGCAACGTGACTACGCAGCAGAATACAATGGAGGCATATAATGGCTATCACACAGGCGATGAGTACGCTGTTTAAAAAAGACGTGCTTCTGGGTGACCACCACCTAGACAGCGACAATATTTATGTTGCGCTTTACACAAGTAGCGCGACACTTAATGCGACCACTGATGGTTACATCACTGGCAATGAAGTTGCCAACGGCAATGGCTACACTACTGGCGGCGTTGCATTGGCAAACAAGGCTGTTGCTGAAAACAGCACTAGCGGAGTTTTTGATGCGGATGATCCACAGTGGACAAGCGCAACATTTACTGCCCGTGGTGCTTTGATTTACAACAAGACGCTGGGCGATGCATCTTCAAACGCAAGAGGAGCAATAGCTATTCTTGATTTTGGCGGTGATTTTTCTGTATCTGGTGGTACTTTCCGCATCGTATTTCCCGCTGCAACCAAAGACACCGCAATTGTAAGGATCGACTAAAATGGCTTCAACCTATGTAAACGACTTACGCCTCAATGAAATGGCGACTGGAGATCAGTCCGGGGCATGGGGTACGGTCACGAACCTAAACTTGGAAATGATTGCAGAGGCATTTGCTTACGGCACCGAAGCTATTGCGAATGCCTCTACACATACGGTCACTGTCCCAGATGGTGCCAAGGGTGATGAACGAAGGTTCTATCTAAAATGCACAGGCGGTGGTCAGGCTTGCACAGTCACACTTGCACCA